CTGCTCTAGTTTTGCATTCTCAAAAGCAAGAGTTGCAATTCTTTTGTTCGCCTCAACTTGAGCTTGAGCATCACCAGATTCAATCGCTGACGCCAATTCTTTTTGTGCAGCTTCTAAACCTGTACTAATACTAGTCTCAAATTTCTTAACATAATCAGCATCAGTTTTTTCAAATCTTTTTTCTAATGCTTGTCTTTTTTCTTCTACACCTTTGGCATAATCTAAAGCAGCTTGTTCTCTTCTTTCTGCTTCCCTCATCTTACGAGTTAATTTCGCAATACGAGATTGTACACCTTTACTGTAGTCTTCTAATGTTTCATCTGATTTTTTTTCATCTAACTTTGTTTCTCTTTCATTTTCATATGATTTATCTGTTCCTGTTTCTTGTTCCGTACTTTCCGTTTCTACAACGGCTTCTTCTTTTGCTTCTTCAATATCTATAGTTGCATCAGGTCCTGATGTATCTATATCTACTGTCTTTTTTTGTTCTTCGTCTGGCATAGTTTACTCCTTCCTATGATTAAAACTCATGCAATATATCTTCTGGACTGTCTATTGTTGCTAACACTTCATCGTCGTTTAGCAGACGCATTTCCCCACCATCTATCTTGATCCTTGATCCGGCGTAACGTGCAAACATTACCCAATCATTGACCTTGCACCACGGGCCTTCAGGATATCTCTCCTTATCCTTATAACATTGTGGGCCCATAGCTAAAACCAAACCAACTTGAGATGCAACTTGCTGTCGCTCTATAGTTGTTTCAGCTAATACTAATCCACCTTTAGTTTTTTCTTTCATCTTGAAAGGTAAAACTATCATCCTCCACCCAGTAGGTTTTGGTAAGTTAGGTTCTTTCTCTTCTTTTTTCTCTGATTTTTTTACACCAATAATTTTATTGTTTGGTGTTAATATCGATGACTGTTCCTTCATTGTGCTCCTTATCGTTTAGCAGGTTAGAGATTTCCTGACGCACTGATTCCAGTGCATTGATTTGTCCTATTATATACTTGTAATTTTCCATACTGTCAACCCCACCGGACGTTACCGAAACTGACAATTGATCTATTCTTGAATCTAGGAATCTTAAAGTTTTATTGATTACTGTTTCTAATTGCATTTAACATTTCCATCTTCTCCGTGCCTGTCTTAGTCTTGAATTTGGATTAGCCGCAGCTTTAGGAAATTGTTTCATTTGTCCTGCGCTTCTTGCACAATACGATTTTCGCCTTTTAGCGGCAGCAGACCCTTTTTTAACTTTACCGGTCACAGCTGTTTTTAGTTTTGAACCGGGATTTTTTCTTCTATAGGCAGCGACACCGGCTCGTGTCATACCTGCTCCAGACTTTGTAGATCTAAAGTTTTTTTTATTTCTCGCGGGCATGTTATCTTGTTTTCTCATTATGCGAATGTTTTTACGTTAGTTGGTTTACCGCCAGGGTTACCTGCTGCTCGTTTTCGTTTGACAGCACTCGCCTTTTGCCCTTTTGACATCCGTGTGGCTTTTGCAAGTGGGACGCATTTTGGATATTTCCTCTTTGAGCCTTTGCTTCTCCCGCATGGTTGATACTTGCCGTCTTTCTTCGGTGCTCCAATGTCTACCCATTTGTCCGCTACCCATTGTCTTAAACCACCTTTTGAAAAGTGTGTACGCATTACGAATTCTTTCCGTAAGCTCTTCCTTTGCCTTTAATACAGGCACCGCCACCTTTGTACATTGATCTTGACATATCCATCATTCCACCACCCATAGCTTTTTTTCTTTTCTTCTTGCCACCTGGTGTAACTTTACCTGAACATACGGCTGAACCGTACATGTTAGCATATGCTGAAGGATATACTTTGAATTTTCTTTTAGCGGCTGCTTTGCCTTTTGCACAGAGTTTAGCCATTATATAAATTTCTTTTTAGACTTAGATTTAGTTTTTGGAATCACACCTTTAGCCATTAAAATATCTTTTTGTGTAATTTTACCATCACCAGAATGATCAGGAAATTTAGATCCTTTTTTAAGACCCATTCTTCCACCGTCTTTTTTACTTTCAACTTTTTTAAACATTTTTTTTGATTCTTCGTTTCTTTTTTCAATTATTCTAGCGTCTGCTTTCTTTTTTCTTAAAATATTATCTGTTTTTTGTAATGATTTAGAACCTGAATCTCTAAGTGCTTTTTTTAAACCCGGATCAACTGAACCTGCTTTTGTAACATAGGCATCTGTAGTTTTTGTAAGTTTATCTATAGTATCTTTATTAAATTTTAAATTACCAACATTTGGTTTAGTACCAACAATAGTTGGTGAAGTTTTTTTACCTTTAACTAAATTTTTAACTGGTTTAATAATAAATTCTTTTACTAAATTATATCTACCTGACATTATTTTTTTCCTCCGTGATTTTTAAAAATCTGTGTACCCTTTATACCATAAATGCTCGCAACGACAAGGATCCAAAGATTAGTGAACCATGACGGGAGCGTAGAGAACATGTCGAAGAACAATTTTACCTTATCCATCGCTGTTGGGTCCTCACTTACAACTGCCCACGCCAAAATTACGATGGGCGCCGAGAGAATTATCAAAACCGCCTCGTCCTTCCAGTCCGATTGCCTAGCCTCAAGAAGTTTACCTTGGTAAGCTTCTTTTCCTTCGGCCATACGAGATGCATGCATTAACTGTGCGTCTGACATTGCCATTTTAGTCTTCTGCTTGTTAGCGTATATTTTACTTCCAGCAGAAACGGCTAATTTAATTGCCTGAAACCACATATTAGTACCAAGTAGCTATTTTTTTCTTGTCAGCTAACATTCTTTTAGTTCCTCTAACTTTTTCTTTGTCTCCTGTAGGAAGATAATTGAAAGCATTGTCTGCAGTAGTTTTAGATCTTGGATCTATCTCTACATTTTGATTTGGAACTGCCATTTGTTTTGCTTTTTTATAGTTCATCATAATATTTACCTTTACTAGTTTATATTAGCATTATTTTTTTTTGCAAGACTTACTCCTGCTCTTAATTCTGCTAATTCTTCGTTCTGATCCATCTTATCTTCAGCTAATTCTCTTGCTTGCATCAATTTTGCTCTATCAAAATCAGCTTTTGTCTGGTCAGCTTCTTTTTTTCGTTCATTTTCCATCGCTCTTAGGTCAACTTCACGTGATTTTAGCTTCAATAGTGGGTCTGAATCAAATTGTGAAGTGATTTTGTTCTCTTCTTTCATAAATTCTTCAGTCATTTCAGCAATCAAGACAGCTTTTCTTGCTTCAACTTGATTATTTAACATTTGTAACTGTTGTTGTATCTGTGGATCCATTGCAGCCATCTGTTGCATCTGCATCATCTGTGCCATTTGCTCTCTAAACTCTAATTGAACTTGTTCTTGAGCCATAATTGAGATGTGTTCTAATATATTTTTTTGTATTGCAGCCATAACAGCAGGATTATTTCTAACCATGTTAGTTGACATGAAATTTAAGTGAGCTGTAATGTGTGCTTGGTGATCTTGACCAGGAAAAGCTTGAAAAGGTTTTCCACCCAAAGCATTTATGTGCTCTAAACTTGGGTCCATCGGTGCATTTGGTGCAGGCGGTGGTAGAACTGTATCCACATCTTTAACACCAATCGCATTATACATGTTTCTATAGATTTGATACATGTTATGCAATTGTGGATTTGATGTTGCGATCTGTAATTGTGTTTGAGCCAATGTTATTCTTTGAGACATTGAGAATATATTAGGATCAGCAACTGGTACTACATCTATTCTATCATCAAAGTCAGCTTGTTTAATATTTCTTGCACCACCTACAACATCGTAAGGATATTCTGGTGGTAAGTATTGTGAAACTATTTTACCTAATAATTTAAATTCTTGTTTCATCGCTGCGTAACATCTTTTATGAATAGCAGACATCACACGTGATCCACGTTCTAATAACGCAACTGTAGTTCCTACTGCAGCGCCTTGGTTACCATCACCCACTTGCATGTCAGCAATAGCCGCGAACCTTTGGCCGGCTTGTACAACAACACCTAGTAATTGTAACAATGTAGGACTTGGTTCTTTGTATGGTAATGGAAAGAATGCATCTCTTAAATTTCCACCCGGTGCATCAACATCTTTGAATTCACCTGGTTGTATTGGTGATGCTTCATCTCTAACTCTAACACCACGCTGTTTAAATCCAGCAGGTAAGTTAGCTAAAGTTCCAGCATCTAACAATTGACGGAGAGCCGTCGTTGCCGTACGACTCAATCCGCCAATCATATGAATGAGTCCAAAGCCATAAAATCCTAGTCCTGGCAGAAATTTGAAGTGGACAAAATATTGGATTTTACTTTTCTTCAGATCATCGGGCGCATAGTTTCGTCTAATAGACAAAACTTCTCTACTACCTTCTTCGACTGTAACGAGGTAAGGTAATTTTATTCCTGTTGGTTCACTATCTGCTCCAACATCTTCGAAACCTTCTAAGTCTAAATTAACATGACACTCTAACAAAGTATACACAGGTTCGTTTTTTCCTGTTTTTTTAGTTCCTTCTAGCTCACGTTCTTTTTTAGTTAATTCTCCATTAGTCTCTGTACCGGGAGGACTTAGTTCTACATCTCTGTAGAATCCAGATACTTGTTGTTTTCTTAATTCGTTCTCTGAAATTTTCACGGTATGAATAACTGCTTCCGCATCGTCTAATGAGGTAGCTGTGTACGGAACAATTAATTCATCCGCTGGTACAAACTTCGATACCACTCTTCCAAGTGGTACGTCGTAGTAAACTTTTTTAAATGTAGATCCAGCTAGTGGTAAATGAAATAACATAGAATCAAATTCAGATTCATATTCTTTCATCGTGTCCATGATTAAATAATTCATGTAATCTTTAACACGACTTGCTTGCTGTTCTGTTTGTGGATTCTTAACTCCTATAACTTGTGTTCTAACTGGTCCATCACTTGGTAATAATTCTTTGTAAGCTTGAGCTTGAAACTGTGTTACTGCTTCTGCAAGAACTGGGTGTGTTGCACCTGAAGCTCCTTGGAAAGGTTCTGTTCTGTTTTCATATTTGAAACCTAGAAGATCTAATCCAGTTGTATATGCACTCTCCCATTCTTTTCTAGAAGATTTGTAGTCCATGTAATTTTGAACCATTTCATTTCCAATTGGATCTAAAATATCTTCTGGTAAAATATCAGCTAAGTTATCAAAGTGTGATTCTGTTCCAGGTACGTTTATTGATCCTGGTTCAAAGTCTAATGTAACTCCACCGTCTTCTTCTGGGATGACCTCTACAGGTCCTTTATCAATGTCTTCTTCCTGAACATTAACTTCTTCTGCCATCTCTTCTTCTGAAGGGATGTCAATTTTAGTTCTAGTGTTCGGGAGTCCTTTATCTATATCTGCCATTTATTACTCCTAATAGTTTTTAGCACGTTTCATTAATGATAGCAACCCTTGTGGGTTTGGTCCTGATTCTGGTGGTGGGCCTGATGCTACGCCACCCTCTGCCATGTATCCTCTATAATCTCCAGCTGCATAATCTTCAATAGCTTTGTTTTGATTTGTTCCTGAATCCATAGCTGTAATATTTTGTGCTGTGTCCTGCATTGCTTTTCCTCTATCATATAAATCTAACCCTATAAGAGGAACAGTTAAAGGAGTCATGACTTTTGATACAGCTGTTCTTACAGGTTTAAAAAAAGGTAAAGTAGCAACTGTCCCTGCAGCTATCTTTCCTTCTGTGTTTAATCCTTTTGGAACAATTGTACTTCCTGTTAAATCAGCAGTCTGTTCAAACTCTTGATCAAAACCAATTCCTTGTTTTTTTAAAAAATCTACACCGCCAGCTCCAATTATAAATGGTACACCAAACTTACCAGATTTCTTTGCAAAATTATTTATTGCTTTGTTATATGCAGAAAGATTTACTTTTGGTAATTTAGCTAAGTCTTTTAATTCTTTTAAATTAATTCCAAGTTTTTGTACTCTTGGATCATTAGAAATATTTTTTACAAAAGTTCTAAATTTATTTTGAGTTACTCCTGATTGTTTAACATCATCTATTATTGGTTTGTCTCCTATTTTTGCTGCACCTGTAGATATAATAGTTCCTTTTTTTGACATCGTAGGAAAAGCTATTCCAAGATCATTAGCTATAGATTTAGCAGCTACGTATTTATTATACGCTGTTTGATTATAACCTTTTTTTAAAGTTTCAGATATTTCAGTAAAATCTTTTGTTAATAAACTTTTAAAAGTATTAACTCTGTCTGGCAAAGGTCTAACTCTTATTAGTTCTGTTGGATCAGCTCCAGCTGCTGTTTTAGTTACAAAATCATAATCTAACGGATGATCTAAAACTTGATTAAGATTAAATTTATTTTTTAATATTTTATTTAGTTCTTTAAATCTTGCTATTTTTTTTAAAGCAGTTTTTTTCTTTTTTAAATTTTCTTTACCTGGGTAAGCATCTGCTACTAAATCTGTAATTTCTCTTTCATAAATAGATTCAAAACCAGGTATTTTTCTAAGTTTGTTTTTAATAAAATCTACTTGTTCTAAATTAAAATTTTTATATATAGACCTTCCTTCGTCAATTTTATTAAGTTTGTCTTTAGTTGATCTTAACGAATTAATATAAACTCTAGTTAAAATTTTATTTCCATTACCTTTTCCAACAATTTGTTCAATACCTTTTATTGTTGGATTTTTACTTTCTAATATATAGTTAGCCACTTTTGTATTTTTATCAAAAACAGTATCTGCTACATTTTTAACAGTTCCTTCCGTTATGTATGTTCTTAATCGTGTAGGATCTACTTTAGCACCTTTTTGTATTTCACCTTGTGTTGGAATTTTTTTATTTTCATTAATAAAATTTTCTATAAATGTATTTATTTTATTTACTGTTACATCAGTCTTTGTAAGAAATTTAAAATTTTTATTTTTTAATTCAGGTCTACTATTAATAACTTTTGTTAATAAAGACGTATCAATATATTCTTTTCCATCTTTAACACCTACTCCAAGTTTTAAAAGTTTTGCAACATCGGGTTTATAAAAAGAAGAACCTTTTGGTAAATCTTTTAAGTACTCCACAACAGAAGCCGTTTTTCCAACAGTTGATAAAGGTCTATTAAAACCAATACGTCCACCATCTGCAAACATATCAGAACCTCCAAAAATTTTTGTAAAATTTGAAGACATAGATGCTTGTGCTTCTTCAGTGCTCATACCTAGATTTATATCTTTTACTATCATCTGCATATCTTCCTCTTTCATACTAGGAAATTTATACATAAGATCATCAACTAAAGATTGTCGTAATCTCTGAAGTGGAGAACCTCCACTATCAAAATTTATACGTCCACCATCGGCTCGTGGATTACGTTTCATAAAGTCATTAACAAGTTCTATATCTCTTACTTCTTGTTTTGGTTCTGGTATTTTAATTCTGATCTGCTGTAGTTACGATATCTGGATCATCGTATAGATCTTGAAGTTTTCTGATTGATGAAAGAAGATCATCCATTACTCACCTAACAATCTAGCAACGCCGCCACTAGCTTTTTTAGTAACTGTCTTTTCAATAACTTCTATGATGTCATCGTCGATACCCATCTCATCTCGTCTTCCAGGTTTAAAGTAAATCTCTTTTCCGTCTTTTTTAATAACATAACTTCCATCCATTATATCTTCTTCAACTTCAACACCTTTGTGTCTTTTTTTAGTTATCATTTCTTTAACTCTTTTACCAGATTGTGAAATAGTTTTACCAAGAGACATTACAGTCTCTACAATTTTAGCTAATGCTGGTCCTGAAATATCTACAGCTTTTTCAATTGCAGGTGCTGCCATCTTAACTCCTTTACCAATTCCAAATGGTAACATCGATGCAACTCCAACAGCTGCTTTCATAAAGCCTCTTCTTCTAGGATCTTTTGGTCCATCTTTAAATGCTGCACGTCCACCGTCTGCTAGACCAAGTAATGGTCCTGCACCAGAAGTAATTGCATGTGCTAAGTCAAATAGAGCTGTAGTATTTAAACCAGAAAGTATTGGACGTTCTTTGTTATAAAATAAAGATTCAAACATTCCTTTACCATCTTTCAAACCAACACGGGTAATACCACCATCTGCTAGTTTAATTGATTGTGCTCCTCTATCAGGCATTGAAGACATATCTCCCATTTCATTAAATATTTCTCTAGCTTTTATTTCAGCTTCTTCTGGATCCATACCTTGATCTAAAAGATCATCAAAGATTTTTTCTAATAATCTTTCATTCATATCGTTAGAAGCCATCTGCATAATACCTTCACCATTTTTTAAACCAATACGTCCGCCGTCAGCATACATATCTTCTGGGTCCATATCTATATTTTTTAATTTGTCGTCGACTGCATCCATGATCCGTTTAGCATCGTTCTTAGTTAAATCTTTGTATGGACCTTCTCTTTTAATAACTTTGTTTGCTTCTTTCATAACTTTTATTCCGTCCATGTTTTTAAAACTGTTAATTGTAAAATCTATAAACTTAGGATTAATACCTTCAACTACTTCTGGTCCAGCACCTGTTGCTTTCATGATTCCTGATTTAAGAGCATTGCCTTGTTGTGTACCGCCAATGATAGGTTTACTTGGATCAATAGGTTTACCTTGCATATCCAAGATTTTTCTCATCTCTTGAAACTTTTGCATTGCTTCTTGTTTAATTTTTATAAGATCTAGGCCCTCTGGTTTTTGGCCTCTAACTTTTTGATAACCTCTAACCAACTGGTTAAAAATTTCTGGTAACTTCATTCCAAATCTTATCATTAGTAATAATTCCTTTTACGTTCCTCACGTGGTTCATCCACGTAATCTTCAGGGTGTTGTAATAACCCTGCTTGTCTAAAACGCATGATTGCTTGTGTGGTAGAATCCACTAAATCATCATGATCGCCATACGGAAACGCAGCGCATTCTTCAACGACGTCATCTGCAAATTTCTGTTCAGGACCCCATATCATACCAGATTCGAACAAAGGTGCAACCGCATTTACACGAGAATGTTTATCGTTTCCACGTGATGGTGTAAAGTTTACAACCTGGTATATCCATTTGTCTAAGCTCATATGTTAGAGGTAAACCTGATGCTTTTGCTTCAACTATAACAGATTCTGGTTGCCAATACTTATATTGCTCTAATGCAAGTCTACGTAATTCAGGAAACTCATATCTACCTTTTATAGAATCAAGGAGCATAAGATTGGCCCCTGAGTCTTGGTCCGGGTAAAATACACCCCAAGTAGTGATCGCAGAATAGTCTGCAGTTTCTTTTTTTAAAAATGCTGTATCATAAGATTGTATGACGTGATGTAATTCTGGTATCCAATCATGCTCCCAAGTTCTCCACCACTCACGTTTTATAATTGCACCTTCATCGACTGTTGGGTTTTGCATCCACTGTGCATTCCATTTGCCCGTGGGCAGTGTTGCTTGAACTTTTTCTAGCTCATCTAGTTTCCAATACTCAGGCCAAACTGGTTTAGCTTTCTTTAGATCCGTGGTCCATGATTGCTGGAAACTCGACCACGTGCCACTGATCAGCTTTAGCTTCTTTTTGGTTACCAACTAATTTTCCTGTTAGATCTTTGTTAGACCATCTCGTCATAACTAAAACAATTTTACCACCAGGTTGTAAACGTTGCCTAGGTCCTGACGTGTACCATTCATAAGCAGACTCCATGGCCGTTGGACTCATTGCATCTTGCTCAGAATGTGGGTCATCAATTATTAAAAGATCAGCACCCCGTCCGGTTATTGCACCGCCGACACCAGCTGCAAAATACTCACCACCTTGTGCTGTTTCCCACCTACCAGCGGCTTGCGAATCTTCTCTTAGTCTTGTTTCAAATATTTTTCCATACTCGTCACTATCAATCAAGGTCTTAGCCTTACGACCAAATCGTACGGCTAGTTCTCCTGTGTGAGTTGCTTGGATTATTTTTAACTTAGGGTTACGGCCCACCATCCACGCTGGTAACAAGTAACTTGCAAATTCTGATTTCGTATGACGTGGAGGCATATTTACTATCAGTCGATTTATTTCTCCTGTTGCAAGTTCGATTAAATTTTTTTGCTATGTGTCTATGGTGAGAGCCTTCTATAAAATCGGGCCACACACATTTGACAAAGGACATGAAGTCATCTCTGGCTTTACCTTGGATTTGTTTCTCTGCATGCATGACTTGCAGTTTTTTAAATGTCTTTCTGACGTCTGCAGGTAGCTTACTAATATCTACGTTATTCAAATTCATAAAATTTTTTAAAAAATTTTTTTATAATTTTTTTGCACCATAAAGTGTTAAAAATGTTTTTACCACCATAAACTGTCTAAATCAAGCAATACAACCTAGAGTAGTGGGACCCCTTTTTATATAAAGGGTGCATGGGGTCGACGTTAGTTGCAATGTTGGTATTGGATAGGGATCCGCGAAGCGGATACGTGTGCGCCCTAGGCGCGTTAGCGCCTAGGCAGAAAGGTTGGCTCTAGTCTAGTAGAACCATGTATGCCTCAGCATTGTTTTGTCTGAAGTAGTTAATGTCTTTACGTACTTTGTCCCAAAGCTTTGACGTACCATCGATGCCCGCTTCTTTGTCTTCAATCGTTGCACCTAATTCATTAATGAATATTCTATCATGAATGATAGACTCGTCCTTGGTTAACATAATAGATTGACCTGTAAATCTATTCTTACGTTCTTCTGTTTTGTTGTCTGTGTTTGTTTTTGTCATATATACCTTTCTTGTTAATAGGATAATCCTACTCTATAAGTTGTCCATTGTCAACCCTTTGAATAGAATATTCTGGACCCCACCTAGACTCATCGTTCTTGACCTTGGCATAGCCTTGGCTCTCTCGTCTGTGTCTAATAAACTCAATCGGTCGACCTTGTTCAATGTGGTCCATGTTTTCAGATAGCCATTCAATCTTGCAACCTTGACTACAGAAATATTTATCTGAGTTGTTAAAATAATAATGACCATTGTCATGTTTATCCATATCTAAATATGCATATCGTCCACGAATTACACCACGCGATTTTAAAAACCTATCTGATGTAACTCTAGTATGGCAATTAGGTCCTTGGCAAAAATGTTTATTTGGCATTATAATAACCTTTCCCCATAAGCCGGTAGACAACTTAAAGTTAAATACATGCCACCGAATAACATTAGTAATCCAACGACATGACTAGTTGAATGTATTGCAATAATTAATCCTAACATTGCAATTATAAATCCTATTAATATTCCTAATAGTTTCATTAGTGCCTCACTTTCCATGTTGTAGTCGCAGTTCTATATCCATGACTATCTAAATCATAATAAACATAGTAAGGAGTTCCATTCTTTGCAACTCCATATCTTGACTTGTCGTCATGTTTGCCTTTTCTTGTAATGTGCTTCTTATGTTTAGAAGCCCAATAAGTAATGTAGAATGTTTTGTTTGTCATATTATACCTTTCTAGTTAATAGGACTATCCTATATTATAGGATAGCCCTTGTCAAACTTTAATTTAAACTTTCTTCATATTTTTTTCTAGCCAATATCTTCGCCTCTCTTGATTGATGTTTATTCTTCATACCTTTAATCATACTAGCCAAGTTGCTTGGATTGTAGATTGTCAGACCTGTTGAGTTAGTTCTAATTAACTCTGCCTCATCAACTTGTATTCCAAGTTCAGTTGCAAGTTCAATACCCTCTGAAAGATATCTGTATGCTTTCAATCCAATCTTTAACTGATCGCATTGTTTTTGAATTGTATCAATCCATGTTTTGTGTTTAGATACTAGATTACCTTTTGCAATTCGCCATGCCTCAAATTGTTGTACTCATCTTTAGTACATGCGATTGCTCTTGATCTGCAATAAGATGTTCCAATGACATCAAGATAGTATTGGTCATTAAAAGTTTTTGCCATACCTGTATCTATCACTCATTATAACTATGACCACTATATCCAAGTGCTTTCATACAAGCCTCAACATGTTTTGTTTTATGTGGGTTATCCTTTGTTCTCGGATTGTTGTGCAAAGATATCTGGGTTGCAATCCATAGCTTTTAAATCTTCTCGGTAATATGCAAACGCAAACTTTTTACCCTCATCACTACCATACTCACTACCATTTAGATTACCAAATAAACCAAAATCAAAATGTGATTTAGTTTCTGTTGGTTCGCCCTCATCATCAACACCCTCATTGTGTGCAAAGTAAAAGCATTTATCTTTTGCAACAACATCACAAGGACTTCCATATTTCTTTTTAAAAGTTCTTAAAACAGAAACATCTTCTGGTGGATATGCTCTCTCAACAACATCAACCGCAAGTCTATGTGCGTGTTCATACTGTCTATCAACATCTTCCCTTGATTGAAGATATGCTTCTCTTTCTTGTGTATCCTCATTTTCAAAGACGTTTTTTATTTTATTAAATAACTTATTTCTAAGTTCAGTATTCATTCTTATTTTTGTCATTGTACCTTTCTGGTTATTATTTTTATTTTGCATTTAATTGTTTTACTACTTGACAATAGGATTGTCAAGGATTATATATTAAATATGTTTTTTATTCTGTTTAGGTGAAATAAAAAAATAGGAGCAGGGGATACCCTAAAAATTCCCCTGCACTGATCCCTGAACTCAGTGGATAGAGGCACAACGGTAAGCAGAAACTCTATCTGAGAATGTTGTGTTGCGCGACTGGGTTCTGGGATCAGTCATTATTGACTGTGGAGATAACACTATAACCCGGGGGCACGCGTAGGATCCTGCATGGTATTAAGCAACGCTACCTACCCCGCGTAGCATAGTGACTGATCATTATTTGCTGGACCATTTTATATGAGCCCTGCCTAGGCGGTAAACAATTGTCACCGGGCTCTTCACTGGGATGGTCCTGCTAATAATAGTATCAGTAAGTGTACACCAGCGTCCACATCTTGCCTCTGGCATTTCCCTGTACGTTAGCGATGATCCGCAAGGTAGCAATGTGTGTAACACCATGGTGCGCCGAGTTCCCTGATCAGGAGGCGCAACGGGTAAATTGCCAGTTTAGAATGATTCTAAAAATCATTCTAAAGAAGGAGAGCTCTGAGCTTCAAGCCTCAAGCAGCAAGCAACGCTTGACAATGGTTTAGGGATAATGTAGGATTAATATAGAAAGTGAGAAATACATATGAGTAAAATAAAAATATATGAAGCTGGTGAGCAGCTGAACAGAGTAGCTAACGCCCTGGAAGAGATCATCCGGATGGTGAAGGAAGATCAGGAGAGATCAAGAAAATACATGGAGGACAGAAAGGATGACTGAAAAAGAAAAAATACTTGCAGCTCACCTGGCAGCTATGTGCTGCCAGGCTGATGAAGACTGTCCAGCCGAATACAGGACTGAGCATTTTAGATCCACGATGGATGATGCCTATGACTACCTGAAAGAGATTGGATATTTAAAATGAATAAGGCCCATAGAGCAGGATCTGAAAGTATACAGATCCTGCTGCACCACTGGCGCTGGCTCGAGGCCCAAGGACCGAGCTACAAGCAACAAGCCTCAAGCTGCAAGCGACAAGCCGCAAGCTTGACACGTAAGAATTATAATGTTATAGTATCCTATAAAAGAAAGGACAAAAGAATATGAATACTAAAGAAGCATGGGCCCTGGTTGGAGGGCTAAGTAAACCGTCGAAGATGCCCGGCTGGGCAATTGGAATTCCTGCTGCTGAATGCAAGACTGGAAACAAATTAAAATTAATACCTAACTCAGTATGCTCAGGCTGTTACGCTGAGAAGGGCTGCTATGTTTTTGCTGTTGTACAAGCCGCTCAGTATAAGCGCCTGAAGGCAATAGCTCACCCGCAATGGGTTGAAGCAATGGCAACACTGATCAACAGCAAGAAGCCCGATGTCTTTAGATGGCATGACAGCGGCGACGTCCAGGACTTGGACCATCTCGAGAAGATCTTCAAAGTGTGTGAGCTAACACCCAGCAAAAGACACTGGATGCCAACGCGTGAAGCATGGATCAAGGACCATATGCACAAGGCGCCAGCAAACTTAGTTGTAAGATTCTCATCACCAATGATTGACCAGGGACCAGTCAAGAGCTGGGCCAATACGTCAACAGTCTCGACAAAGAGTCGAAGCTGTCCAGCCCCTGATAACAATAATGAATGCGGCGACTGTCGCGCTTGTTGGGATCCGCTGGTAAAAAATATTGAATATGGTAAACACTAGAATGTTTGTATTTAAACATCCAAAATATTATAAAGAATTACGAGACGCGGGAAACGAGTTAGCGCCGGCCAGCGCTGTTAAAGAAGACCTGACAAGTTCAGGCAGCTCACCCGCACGTAATAAATCTGATCAGGTCATTAGCAATGCTGAAGCGACGGCTGCAAGCGAGCGTGCACCTGGTCAGGGCCAAAGCAGCAAGCCACAAGCATCAAGCTCCAAGCCGCAAGCTTCAAGCACCAAGCTTAGTAAGCCACAAGCCACAAGCTTCAAGCCCCAAGCATAAAGGATCAAGCTTCAAGCCACAGGCTTCAAGCTCCATGATTCTTGAACCACTGTACATATGAATAAGTTTCTCGGACCTTGGACCAAGGGCCTCTGC